TCCATGTGTCAAGCATGTCGTCGATTCCCTTGAAGTGGAATCGAAGAGTCTTGAATCCATGAGCGTCATCCACTTGCCGCGAAATATCGCTGCACTTCTTTTGCAGTAGCGCTAGAAGTTCTGTCGCATCCTGCAATGTCCGAGAGCATGGGCCGGTGGGCTTGCCCTTGGATTTCGTCTTGGCGATCTCCGACTTGATTCGCTTCTTCCTCTCGCCCTTGTCGTGGATCGACACAATCTCGTCCTTGGCGGATTCTGGAATCGCCCCAATCTGAGAGACTTCGGAGAGCGGCATTTCTAGTGCAACTTCACGAATCTCATCCGGGGCCGTATCCAGCACCCTTCCAGCCGCAGCATCGCGATACACCTGTCGTTCGCTTCGCTGTGTCTGCTCGGCGACTTCTCGAACCACTGCCGTCACCGGGGCCGACGGAGATTCGATCGTTCGCTGATTGACGATTCGGTGGACCAGGACTGCCCGTTGTGCGGGAGTCATGTTCCGCCTCATGAACTGCCAATTCGCCATCCACTTCAGGACTGCCGTTCGATCTGCGAAGTGCATCTCCTCGACGCGATACGGGAGTCCTCGTCTCTGGCAGATTTTGTATCGACGGTGACCATCGACAATAACGCCGTGGCCCTTCCACACCACAATCGGATCTCTTGCCCCTCCACATTCGACAAGACTTGCCTCTAGGGCAGCATCGTCCTCTTCGTGGCAATCGACCAGGAATGACTCAAACTCTGGGTCAACTTGCAGCAGCATCGACATGGCCGTTCCTTATCACAACAGAGCATAGATCGTTGTCCTGCTGAGTTCGGGTAACGACTTCCATAATCATCTGGAAGTCACCTTCTTTCAGCATTTCGTCCAGCACTGACAAAGTGTCAGTGTCCAGGCTTGATCCGTCCTCGCACACCAGGAGGCGAAGGGATGGATTGAGGGCCATCCCGATCTTGGTAGAGATCTCCACTCGCTTCGCTTTGTTGGCCTGCTGGAATGGAAGTTCTTCGTAGAGAACGCAATCGTCGGTGAGGGACAGCCCCGGAACCGGCCAGTTTGCATTTTTGATCTTGCTGGCCTTCTCCTCAAGGATCTGCTTGAGGCGATTGGTCAGAGCCTCCGACTGGCTTCGCATGTCTTCCAGTTCGGCCAGTTTCTCCGATCGATTCTTGTTCTCCAGAAACTTCTGGTTCTGGGATTCGAGTACCGACATCTGCGACTTGATTTCGGTAACGTCGATTTCTGGAGGCATGTTGGAGAGTTCTTCTTCCTCTGCCTTGATTCTGGCTTCCATAGAAGCCGCAAGGGCGGCAAGGTCAGCCGCTTTCTTTGCAAGCTGTTCGATCTTCTGATTGATCTCTTCGATCTGTTCTTCGGTGGACCGTAGGTTCTTCGTGCCCGATTCGATGTTTCTTCGCATCTTCTCAAGCGTGCTGTTGTGCTGGACAGCCTCATTCATCTTGTCGGCCAGATCGCCCATGCTGACCATTTCTTTCGGCGCGTCGTCGTGAGACTTCATGGCGTCAACGACTGCCTTCAGCTTCTTGCCTGCGTTGTTCACTTGGGTTCGCTCGGCATACTTCTCCTTGTATTCCGAGTCGAGTTCAGACAGGTCCAGGCCAACCAGCTTGACCACCAAGGCCAGTTGCTCCTTGGGTGACATTCTCTCGAACGCCATCGGGTCGAATGCCTTGAGGCTGTAGAGGCTCTTGAGAAGATCCCTTGGGCTGGCTGCTGGGTCGCCGGTCGAATCGAGGACTTCAAACTCCTCGGACACGCCGCCGCCGACTTTCCGTTTCATGTGAAGCCTTACGGTGAACCCCTTGTCGTCGTGGAGTTCCTGGCTTCCTGACAACTTGACAGTAACAAAACCAGAGTCTTCGCCTTCGCGTAATGCGACTTCGGGATAGTCGCTCATTCCCGATCGACCGCACAGAGCCATCAACAGGGCCTTGATTGCAGAGGTCTTTCCCTGCCCGTTCTTCCCTCCGATGAGGAACAGGTTGTGTCCCTCAAGATCGAATCGAACGTCCTTGATACCCATGACGTTGTGCGCAACGAGTTCCAGCACTTTCATAACTCACTCCAGAAAAAGGGTAGAAGCGACCAGAGTTTGGTCAGAACGGTGTTTCTTCAGCCGAGATAGTTTGGCTGGCCTGGGAGTCCATTCGCTTATTCGCCGCCACAGTGGGCAGAGGCTCCCATCCAAACTTAGCACAGATGCTTTCGTATCCGGTCTTCAGTTCATCAACGTGAAGTTTCTCAATCAGGGTCCATGCCCTGGTTTTGAAAATCTCTTCCATCAGGTTGAACCGACCCTGCTTGTCTTCGGCGGACTGGCTAGGATACTGCTTTTGAATCGCCTGCTTGACTTCTTCAAGGACGATCTTCCGTTGGTTGTAAAGCTGATTTCTCTCAGACTCAGAGACAAACAGGTGGGCACTGTCGGCCTTTGGATCGAACGCCATCACCTCGCCTCCGAGGTTCAGGCTGGCGATATGCGGCATGAAGTCGGCGAATGTGGGATTCTCGATGCAGATCCCGTCCATCGTGTTTGACCGATCCTTGAGGATCGTCGCAGTCCTGACGGTCCTTGCCAGTTTCCCGTTATCGTCCATCGCCTGCTCTCGCTGCATCAGCACCAGGAGGCTAGGTTCGTAGCCGGTTTCAGTCTCGCCCTTCATTTTGACGCCGACCTTGCTGATCTGCTTCTTGCCGTCTTCGTCTTCGATATGAGCGTACTCATATCCCTGACGGCCAAGCATAATGACATGGTTCGGCTGGGTCAGATAGCGGTCAGTGAATGGCTTCCAAAGATTCTTAATCGCACCCCAGTCCTCGAACGTAACCCGCTTCTGCTTGAACTCTGGCTGCTTCGATTTGTACGACAAAACCAAGTCCTGCCAGAAGTGCGTGATCGAGTCGATAATAAGGATTCCGTTGACCCTTGCAACGTGGTCCATGTCATCCAAAAGGGTAGCGAACGACCGAGTGTGATCGACTTCAAGGGCGATTCCGGCCTTTCTGAAAGATTCGACCAGCCACCCAGATCCAGTCTCCGTATCGACCATGAACACGGTCCCGATACCGCCTGGGAGTTGCTTTTTCAGAAGAAGATCATGGAACCCAATCGCGAGTTCCTTTGCCGTGAACGTCTTCCCGGAACCCTGGAGTCCGAGAATCCCTGCCTTGAGATACGCCTGATTCGTCTCTTGCTTCTTAAACATTGCCCTTCTCCGTGATGAATTGCCAGCGAATGACAATAGATTACACGGAGGGCGTTCTTGTGTCAATGGTCAGGCGGATTATTTTGCCGCTCGCCCCTTAGCGGCAGTGGTTTTCTTGGAGCCTCCAGCCGTCCAGAGTGCTTCGCAAGCCAGTCCCCTTGGCGTGTTTGGGCTAGCTGTTGCGCAGTTGTGTCTGGCTCGAAAATTCTTCCTGGCACCAGGGCTGATGTTGTGGCCGTACTGCGTATCGCCTGCGTGAATCAATCTCTCGGCACCGCCCTGACAAACCTTCTTCATCACCTTCTTGCCTGGGCGAGTGGACTTCCTGACTTCTCCGCACCGCATTTGCTTCTTGGCGTCAAGCGTCTTGCTCATGCTGTCCTCAGATTGGTTCGGGAGTTGGGTGAATCATTTCGGCGGGACCATACCCGATGAAGGTCGAGTATCGGTGCTTGATGGCTCGATCGATCGACGCCTCGGTCCATTCGTGGACGCCATCGCCGTTCCATCGCTTGCCCCAAGAGTTGATGTTTCTGACGTTGCCGCTCTTGCTGCGGAACCAGAAGAACGTCGAGTGACCGCCGCCAGCCGGTTGCCAGTTGCTAACGATTTCCCGATCACATGAGTCTCCCCACATGACCCCGATCTGAACCGGCAAGCCGAGGTCGATCCAGGCCAGCAAATCTTGCGTTCTGGAAAACGGCTTTGTGACGGCTAGCTTGTAGGAATAGTTGGCACCTTCCGGCTCCCGGTTGTTGTACTGCTGCGGGTACGGCCAGTCGTCCTCAATGCACATCCCATGTTGAGTGGCAACCCATTGGCCCCCGCTCAGGGTGGAGCCTCGATCCCCGACAATCCCGTCTCGCTTTTGGGACAGGTAGTATCCTGCCGCCGCACTGAACTTGATCTTTCGTCCAGTGTGCAGCCAGAAGCAGGCACCGAAGATCCCGGCAAGAGCTTGCCCCTGGCAGGAGCCTTGCCTTCCTTGGTCGCGAACGTCGTACACGCCAGTCGGATCGGAGTCGATTGCCAACTTAGGAAGCACATCCTTGAACTTTGCCATAAGCTCCAGGGGTTCCTCCCCCCGATTGTCGAGCATGGCCTTACGTTCAAACTCCCAGGCGTATCCGAGTGTTCCTCGTTCCAGCGTCATTTGACTTGCTCCAGTGCCGATGCAATCTCGTTGAGTGCGAAGAACCAGTTGTCTCGCGTAAAGAACTTCCGCCTTTGCTGCTCAAGAGCAAGAGCCTTGGTGACTTCGTTCTTCCAGATATTCCATTGCCTGCACGATTCTTGGTCAGTGCATTGCTTGTCCTGGAACTTTCGGTCGATGTCACGAATAACCGTCTGAATATCAGAAATCCCGCTCTGGCCGAAAAGCCTGTCGGCACCATCCTTGTAGAATCCGGCAATCTTCAAGGCCAAAGCGGGGTCTTTGGGAGCGTTTTGAAAAGCGACCAAGCCGACGTTGTAGTCGTTCAGCACGTTGGGCGCTGGGTCGGGCGTCGGCTCTGGTCCAGGCCCCGGTCCAGGTCCGGGCGGAACGGGCTGAGTGCCCTCGATCTTTACGACGATCTGCTGCCGCTTGATCCCCAGTTCTGGGTCAAACGCGACCGCCTCAATCAAGTAATCCCCTGGGGTTCCGGTGAGAATGTAAACCACCACGCCAGGGGCCAGAGAGATTTGGTCAAGAGTCCCGGACTCTTGGATCGACTTTCTCGCCGTAACGTCCACGAACTTCATGTTGTGTTCGACGACGACTTTCGCCGCCGACACAACTGATGCACCCGTAAGCCCTTCGGCTACGACGGTCTTCCCGTAAATCTCAGGCTGAGACTCTGACTTGATCTCAACCACCTTCGTCGGCCTAGCCACGATAGAAAGCTGGGCAGGGTCTTGAAAGACGATCGCGAAAACCGCAGTAGTCAAAAGGGCGATGGCGTTCATCGTAGTTCCGTGAATCCTTACAGAAGAGAGATGATCTTGATGATGATAGCGATAATCTCGTCGGCGTTGTCAAGCAGCCAATCGAGAAACCTGATTCCGTCTGCCGGGGCCTGGGGCCTTGCGGCAATTTCTAGGAGGGCAGAATCAATCACATCGCCATCCCGAAGGGCCTGCTGTAGCTGATTCTTCTGCTCTGGCGTCAGCTTGGGGTTGTTTCGGATTTGGCCGCGAATGAACGCCCGTAGCATTGGCCTATTGCCAAACATCCTCTGCCGTCGCTCCAGTGTCTTCGATCCCATCAGTTCTTCGTTGTTCGAGTCCGACATTTCGTCACTCCATAGATTGAGACTTCATCAGGTTGGCACGTTGCTTTTCCTGTTCCTTGAGCGCCTTGCGCTTCTTTGTTTCCTCGGCAAGCATATTCGCAATCGATTGAAGTTGCAAGATTTCCATCTGCTCGTCGGGCGAAAGAGTCGCCATTTCTTCCTTTGGATAGTACGTCCGAAGGAACTGCTTGGCCCCTCTCTTGACCATCTGCTGTTCAACGAATCCTCGTAGCAACTGATCTTTGACGGCTGGGCTTACGTCGGTGACTTTGATACCCGTCAGGAGGTTTGCTGCTTTGGCAAGGCTGTTCTTTCTGGTATCGGTCAGTTGGCGTGCAATCGTTAGGAATGGGCTGATGGGGCTGTTTGCCGCAAGGAACTCGATCGGTTCTTGGTAGGCGAATCGCACTGGCTTTTCCAGTCCTGTCAGGTTGGCCATCAGTCGCCCGATGTTTGGGTCTTGGTCTGCAAGCTCCCGGCCCCCGGTAGGCGTCCTCTGGAAGAACGACTCTCCAGATCCCCACTCGATTGCACCCTTCACAAGCGGGTTCATTCGGCTGATAGTCTCTCCGATCGCACCGCGACCGCCGCCGCTGAGGAACGCGAAGGGATCTTCAAACGCAAACCCAAACCCAGTGACGTACCTGTCCGTTCCCGCTGGCTTGCCGTAATCCAGTGGCGTCCCGGTCGTTGGGATACTCACCGATTCGGCGACGTAATCGGGCGTCAGTTCATCGTTCTCGGAAGTTCTCCCAGACTGCCGAATGAGTTGAGATTGAAGCCCTCCGGGGTTCTGGGCGAGATACCGCAGTTCTTCAGGAATGGTCCCTCTGGTGAACTTGTAGAACGGAAAGAGCCTCGTCATTCGCTGAAGTTCGAGCTTCGTGTAGTTCCTGGAACCGTAGTCAACCTGAGCCTCCGCGACTCTCCTGGCCGCGACAACTGGATCGTATCCCTGTCGCATCAAATAGATCATCGGGCTGGTTCTAGCGAACGCCTCGATCGCACCTCCCAAGTATTTCCCGGAAGTGACCGGCGCTAGCTTGTCAACATTGATCCAGTCCTTCACCTTCCAAGAACTATCGTCAGACATACCGGCGACTTTGCGAGCGAACTCACGGAACGATAGGACTTTGTTTCCTCTTCCTGTTACGCCCCCAAGTATTTCCGAAATGCTTCCCGGATCTGGGTCAACGGTTGCACCGATCTTGTTAGCCAGTTCGCCTCCGAGCCTTGGCCCCTGGCCCGATGCAGCCAGCATTCGTCCTAGAACTTCGGTCGCTTTCTGGTCGTCAAACTGGTCAAGGCTGTTGCCCATCTCAGTCCAGTATTCACGCACCTTGGGAATCTTGCTAGCATTCCGAACCGTCTTGCCTCGCATGAGATCCCAGGTGTCTTTGAGCGACTGAACGTCGATCATGTTTCGCAGGGCATTCTTGAGTGTAGCACTCATCAGGTTGCGAACGTGGAACGCTGGACGAACGCCGGTGAGCATTGCCTTGTGAAAGTTCATTGCTGAATCGTATAGCTCGTACCAGCGAGTCGTAGACTCTGGGGCGGTAAACGGCTTAATGAATCGCAAGATGTCTTCAGCGATGTCGTTGCGGACAAACATTCCCTTCGGGTCAATGTCGGATGCCTGTGCAATGCCTCGTCTTTCAAGCTCCTCAGCGATTCTCGGAAGGAATCCATCCATGTCCTCAAGCGGCAGGAGATCGCCAGCTTCATCCGTCACTAGCTGCCCTGGCTTCAGGCGTAGCTTGGAAATCATCTTCAGTAATGGCTGGTTCTGCCCGCGAACGTATGTGTTCTGGATGACACCCGGTTCTGCAAGAAGTTTCACGGCATTCTCAAGTTGCTTCTCGTAGTCGGACGCGACCGATCGTCGAACGATGAAGTCTGCAAACGGACTGTTGGTGAAGATCCCATTGGCAAGGTCTTCGCTCGCTTGGTTCTCCATGAACTTTCCAAGAGCCTTGAATCTGTCTTTCGTTTTTGGTGTTTTGCGGGGTATCAGCGGCTTTGGCTCCTGGCCTTTCGCTACGCGCTCCTGATTCTGCTTGGAGATTTTCGCATTCTTGATGTCAATCTCTTTATTGATCGCCTCGATTCGCCTTCGTTCCTCAAGGGTCGTGTATCTATCTGGGACGATGTTTCCAAATTTTGCCCTTAGCGCTTCGGCAATCGTGTCCGAATCGGCACTTGAGTCGATAAGCTGCCAGATGTCTTCGTCCGAAAGAACTTCGTTGAGTGTCTTTTCTGCTCCCGGAATGTCTCGGAAGAAGTCAAGTCGAGCCTTCTGTCCAAAGTCATTGGCTGCGAATGCTGTCGTCTGGGTGGCTCCCTTGACCTTCCCTCCGGATTTCTGCCGAGCGAAGTAGTCGGCATACATATCGTTCAGGTACTTCATTGGGATGCCGTAGTGTTGGGCAGTGTTGAGCATTCGTTGCCCTGCCCCCTTCAGGACGCCAAGGGCTTCCTGGATTTTTTGCGGCTGTCTCTCAAGAGGACTCTTCAGTTCCATGAGTCCCTGGAGCCTATTCACTTCGTCGGCATTGTTCACGCCGAAGTTGGTAATGAGGTTGTCTACCGCATCGACCACTTCTTGGTCTTGAGTCGCAAGGAAGTTCGGATCGCTGAATAGCTTTTGAATGTCAGTTGCTTTGTCTTTGACAAACCCTGCTCGCATTAAAGGTGCTGCGGCATTCTGGAAGTCGAGAGGTGTTAGGCCGATCTCAGTCTTTGCCGTCAGTAATTCCCGAAGTTTTTCCTGCCCTTCTTCTGTCACAAACTCAGTTCCCTTGAGTTCGTCCATAACGTCGTAGGCTTCCATCTTCGCGCCGTATCGACCGGCCTGCTGGTCCTCGAATGCTTGGCGTGCGTAGGCCCTGGCGGTTGGGGAGCGAGTTTCGTTGGATCGCTTGCTAAACCAGTTCATCATGTCATTGACTGGTGCGATGTCGCTTCCGAGAGCTTTCAGAGGCTTGCCAAACTGAATCCCTCGCATCAGGGAGTCCACGCCCTCGGCGTATGCTTCTCCAGCCTTTCCGAGTCCAGGAACGATCGGCATCATTCCCGGAAGTGCGAACGCAAGCGGCCCCCCAAGCGTCTGATTGAGGATCTTTTCCTGCCGCTTTTGCGAGTACCTAGAAAGCATGGCTCGCAATGTATCGGCCTGCTCTTTGGGTGCTTCGTCAATCAACTCCCGGAGGGTGGTAATCGATCGGGCTTGTCGTGGCCCGACGCGACCGACTTCCTTGTTCAGCTTCTTCGCGGCGGCGAACTTCGCCGTATCGAGAGCCTTGGCCCTGGCCGCAAGCTGACCGCCCTTCGATAGACCGCCTGTCAGGAGAGTCAGGGGATCGGTGACGATCTCGGTGGCGACACCCGCAAGAAAGTTTCCCCATGTGTCCTCGTCGCCAATGAGTCCCTGCTGCCTGAGAATGTCCCGTCCTGTCGTTCGATTCTCTGAGGAGGTTGGGCTGAGAAGCGGGGCGAACGATTCTCCGAGAGGCTTCCCGGCAATCAGGTTCCGAATTACGTCCCCCGGCGTGCTGAGAAGATTGGCCCCCTTCTGGAGTCCACTGATCCCAGTGTCGGCGATGCTTCGGATGATGCTCTGCTGTTCTTCCTTCGGCTGCTCCGTGAACTCGTACTCAGGAAGCTGAGGCTCTTGTGGCCGAGGGATTCCTGGTGCTGGGTTCTGAAATGCAGGGGTTTGGAACGGCGACTGAATCGGCTGTGCCGGTGCAAATGGCGATCGAGTCCAGCGAATCTGATTGCCAAACATAGGGAGTCCGGTGGACATTTACGAAACTCCGTTGATTACTGGGTCAGCATGTATCGCCTTGGGTTAAATTGCCCGGACTGATACTGTGGCAATCTTGGCAATCGCTCTATCATTTGCTCATAAAGAGACTGTTGCCTCTGCTGCTCCCGAAGTCGCTGCGCTTCCATCTCTTGCTGCACTAGCATTATTTCCTCTAGTGTAATCGGCCTTCTTGCCGTCGGCGCTCGGAGTTCAGGTGGCGGCATCGGAGTTGCACCCCTGGGTGGAACGGCAAGCCCCCTAGCTGGCAATGGAGGAGTGCCTTCGTCTGGTGCGGCAACCGGGACATTGATCGCCGTTGCCGGGATCTCGGCTGCATTGTTGGCGAATCTGTCCTGTGGAGGGAAGTTGCCTCGCGGGATGATCGTTGGGCCAAAGCCCAATGCACCCTGCAAGGCAGTCATTCCTTGATTGACTGCCCCTCCGATAGCCGATCCTGCCCTTCTGGCTGCTGGTCCGTAGTATTCTTCTGCTGCGGTAGATCCAGGGGCCATAGCCTGCATGAAAGCGCTTACCGCTGCTCGCCCCTCTGGCGAGGCAAGCAGGCGACCGACCGCCGCCCCACCAAGTCCAGATCGTTCGTCTTCTTGCCGAATGAATCTTCTGCCAAGAGGATTGCTCGTAGGTTGCTGTGGAGGCATGGATGGACTTGGTGAAGGTTGCGTTGCTGGTATGGATTGAGGTACTGCCGGTTGCTGTGGAAGGCTGGCTTGGGTCGCTTCCCTTACTTGCTGAAGCGGAGTCTTTGGTACAGGCTGAGAAACTTGAGACTCAATGTCCTCTGCCTCGTTCTGCGCCTCGGCCATAGCGAAGGCTGCTTCTTCGGCTGATGGCACTGGCCTCGCCTGGGGCTGTGCCGTGGCCGGTGGTGGCGTTGCTGGCCTCGTCGGTTGCTGCGAAGGTGCCTGTGGCCGTCGGCCTTTTGGAAAGATTTCCCTTGCCGGTGGTGATAGGTAGCTATTGATTACGTCATCTATTGAACGCATTCCTTGCATCGCTGCCGCAAAAGCCGATGGAATTGTTTTCTCAAGAGGCTCTGTTGACATCCAAGGCTGTTCAGTCTGAAGCATACTCCTCGATGGCGACGCTTGAGGCGCCGGGGAGGCAGGCGATGGCTGTACCGCTGGTGGTGCGGTTTGAGCGGGTGCCGCTGGTGGTGCGGTTGCTTGTGGTGCCGCCGGTGCCTGTGGCGATGCAGGCCGTGGTGGAGCGGCAGTCGCGGGGGTTGTCGGTGCCGCTTGAGGCGGCGCCCCAGGCGGTGCCTGGATTCCCGCAAGAATCTGCTGGTCTTCCTGTGGCAATAACGCAACGGAACCAGATTTGTAAACGTCTCTCAAAGTTCGTAGCGCCGCTTCTCGCTTCTTTCCTGGAGGTGCGTTGATGATGTCGTCGTAAACTCTCCAGTTTCCACCAGACAATCCAAAAAGAGTAGGAAGTCTTCTCTGGCTTCCGGCCCTAAACGTCGTGTCCACTGCCCCCATCGCATTAACGTAATTGGATAACTTCTGAAGAACATCTTCAGGCGGAACGACTCCATACCGAAGTTTCTCTCCCATTGTCCAGGCAATGGATTGAGGGTCTTTCATGTCGGGAAAGTATTGCTTGAGTCCTTCGTCGTACTTGGCAGTATCGATTACATCCTGACGCTCCTGTGGATTCATGTTGGCTGCTTGCATCGGAGTCAGGGCCTTGACCGCTTCCGATGGGCCTGCTTGTCCTGGGGGTCCAGCTTGCGTAGCACCCTGCCCAGTCAATCCTGACGAAAGTTCAAATAGTCTCTTCTGGGCCTTTCTCTGCGTCTGCTGGTCAATTCCAGGAGTCGTAATCAGCGTCGTCAAAGAATCCATTTCGGCCTGTCTGGCCTGCTGTTCAAACATTCCCTTCTGATATTCCATCTGGGCCTTGGCTTGTTCTGACGCTGCGTCGGCTGCATTCAGCGCCCCCATTGCCGTCATGGTTTCGACTGGCTGGTTGGTCATGGCGTAGAGGTTTGCCGTCGCCATGTCCGGGAGGATTCCGTAACGGTCGAGGGCGATCCTGCCATACTTGGCTCGCTCGAAAGCGGCCTTGCGATCGAGCATTCTCTGTCGAGCGTCTGCCCGTTCTGCCCATGCGTCCATTTGCCCTGGCGATCTTGGAGTTCCGTACTTGTTCATGTAGTACGCTCTGTCAAGCGCCATGTTCCCTCGAAGGATCTGGTTGTAGTTGCCGCTTTCCTCTCCTTGCCGCATTGCGTCGGCAGTTAGACGCTCCCGTCTTGCTGCCCCAGCTTCGGCCATCGCTTGACGCGCTTCGGCAAGATCCATCCTTCGATCGTTTTCCGCCATCAAGTTGATCGGTGCAATTCCGGTGCGATTGCCTGGGGATAGCGATCGAGGGTCGGTCATTGCTCGTCGATAGATTGCTCGATCGACGAATCGATTGGCTTCGCCGATTCCCTGCTGTTGCATCCTGCCAACCGAGAACGGCTGTCCCGTCATGCGGTCCAACCCGTACTCTGCTCCAGGCTCTTGCACTCCGGCCCTTGCATCTTTGAGAACATCGCCGTAAGTCGGAGTCTGGTACGGTGCTGGCACGTTGGCCGCTGCCCGTCGCTTCTGCTGTCCCTGCTGATTTGCGTTTTGGGTGGCGTATGGGGTTCCGTCCAATGGCATGATGCACCTACTACTGCTGGAATACGAGGAACGTGAGGTTGACGGTCGAGGCACTGGCCTTCGCGTAAACGTCGAGGGTCTGTAGCCTTGGCAGGAACGCTATCTCCCCTGGTGGCAGAGTGAATAGCGGGTAGAAAGTCCCGGAAACGTCTACGCCAATCTGAACGCTGTTCGTCGTATCTGGATTGAAAAGGTAGGTTGCCCCGCCGTTGGTCAGGGCTGAAAGAACGACTGCCTCTGCTGTGGTCCCGATGTTCTGAGATCCTCCAGCATAGAGGGTTGATCCGCTGTCGATCAGGAATTGCTTGTTGGGAATCTGGATGGCGATGCCCGACCGCTCGAAACGTAGCCCGAAGTCGATCGTCACTTCATTCGCCATGACTATCCCTTTGCAAGAACTCCAAAGCTATCCCAGTCGTCTTTTCCTTGGTAGACGGAAAGTTCCTTGGGGATGTGCCCAAGAAACTCCGACCTGATGTCCTCAATGATATAGAATTTGCGAGCCAATGGGGAAAGAATTTCGTAGGTCAAGAGCATGTCGGCAATTTCGTGCGAACCATCGTCCACGATGATGTCGAACTTCTGGCCTGTACTCGCTAGGTTTTCCAGGCTTTTTGGGCAAGATTGATCCAGGAAAAAGCTGTGGATTCTCCTCTCAAAAATCAGGGAATCCCTGCAAATATCCGCCCCGAAAACGGTGGCTCTTGGGAAATAGCTCCGCCACATTCTCAGGCTGGCCCCGACTTGGTATCTATCCCCCACGATGGGTATCATTAGATCCGGCCTTCCGATTCCAATTTCCAGAATGCTCAGGATGTTTCGTCGAGATTCATGGAAAATGGCGTCGTACTTTGGCGTGTAAGTGTGCAGGATTCGCGGGCATTTGTCGCTTCCGAATCGGTATGCTGCTCGGCAAAGATCGGTTTCCGGCTGGTCTACTTCGATAGCCACTTGATTATTCCTTCGCAGGCTAGCTCTGGCCTGCCATGCCATGCGACAATTCGTGGTGAATCAGATCGGTGGTCTGGATCATGGTCAAGGCTGTTCCATTCGTAGCCAAGTCTCTCGGCCATGAACGGCCTGTCCTTGAGCATGAGATTGAGGCAGTGCTGTTCTTTCCACTGGTGCCCATCGTCCCTGGAGTTTTCCCAATCGTCAACGAATGAGGCCAGCCCGTCCCTGTTGAGGATGTGCATGACTCCTGCATTGTAGTGGTCATATATGGGGTTGTGGTGCCACACCATTCCGAATGCGGCTTGTTGCTGAGTGTCCAGCGTGCCGTGAAGCCAAAGGGCGTCTGCGTCAATCCAGACGATCCTTTCATATCCCTGGCGAAGTGCATCGCGAATCAGATACACCCTCTCCCATACTGGGTGCCTGTCCGTCCTGATCGTGTGCGAAACCTGATAAGAGTAGTCATAACGACGGCATAGTTCGTAGTGATGCCCTGCCGTGAGATACAGCATAGACTTGTAAATGCCGGTGGCATTTTGGATGACGACTGTTCTCATAGTTCTGGTAGCTCGATCTTTCCATCTTGGACGTAGGATACTCCGTATCGATTGAATCGAACGGCGCTGTCTGTCTTCTCTGTGACTTCGACGATCATCTTGGGATGCTTGAGTCCTTCGGCAATCGCTGTCGAGCATGTTGCATTGCCAAGGTAGATGTCGCATCCAGCTATGGCCTGTGCGACTTCCATAAGATCGTTTGCAGGAATCCTTGGGATGCTTTTCTTGAACGCATTACAAAAGTCGATCCACTCGTCGTACAGTCCGATAAACCCAATGTTTCCCTGATATTTGTCGCAAACCGCACCCCAATTAAACCACTGGCTTTGGTATCTAGCCGTTCTGTTGATGACTACTCTGTGGGTTTTGGTGGCCTCTGGAACCTTCAGCCAAGCGGATTCTCTGTGTCGCCAATCCATGCCCATTGTGGACAAGTGCTTATCACTAAGATTTCCCTGTCTCTTATGATCTCGGAACCCGTTGATATTGGTGTCGGTCGGATGCTCGGTGAACCCAAAGGCGGTGATGTAGTCCTGGTATTCAATTAGTCTGCGAAGTCTCTCGGCTCGCTCCCTGGTCATTTCATGGGTCGTTCTTCCTGGGTAGTTGAACAACCATAGCTCCCCGCCGCCGCAAGCCCGGATGGTCGGCAGGGCATAGATGATGTCGCCCAAGTCGCCGCTATGGCTGAAGTACATTGGCCCTTACTCCTTCAAGTTGACGGATGGCATCTTCTGATGTGGACGCTGTTACCTTGTGCCAACGTGCGAAGGTGAACTGCTCAAGCAACTCGTCGGTGATGGATGGGTGGTAGAGGCATGGCAAGATCATGCCGTCCCGGACGACTTCACGCTGAACCCATTCGTACCATCGCCTGATGTTTTCTGCTGGCTTGGACGATCCTATTGCTTGGCACACTCCACGATCAAGCCCTTCTTCGGTCTTCCAGTTTCCTTGGTGCCATCCAAGTTTCTGAAGGTCTGCCGCAACTTCGAGAGGTGCCCGAAGGAAAATCCCCTCCGGCCTGCTGAACAACCTATGATCCCGACTGAACTTCTCTGGGTCATGCCACCAGTTCGCAGGATTCTCCTTTCCGCTAATGTTCGATCTGCCTGCATCCTGACCTACTAACCAGCGATTCGGAACGTACACGTTGATTCCGTGGCGTTCGTGCAGCCTCCCAAGGTGATGATCGATATGCTCCCCTTCGTGGAACGGGACCGCAAACAGATGCTCGTACAGTTTGGGATAGCCTCTTCGGTGGACAGCAAAGCAGTGAGTTCGGTTGACGTTGTAAGGCATCAGCCAGTGTTGGCTGACGCGATTCGGCGGATGCTCGGCCTCGTAAAGAAGTTGCCCTCCGAGATAAAGCTGCTCCCAATCTTCAGGGAGAGTCTGCATCATGGTCGCCAAGGATTCGGAGAAGTCTTCCGCAAAGATTGCGTCGTCCTCGAATACTAGATATGACTCATACCCCATGTTCCATGCGCGTTCAAGGATCTGCATGTGGGACCGATAACAACCCCACGCGCCGCGACCGGCAGTCCACCAGGAGGGGTGCTGGACAGTGTCGCCATGCACTGCTCTCCAGACTTGAAGTTCTCCGAGAAATGATTCCGGGTAAGCCTCACGGAATTTTTCTAGCCTGTCGTTTTTGAAGTGAAGGTTGATGACGAATGCTGCGTCAAACGGTTTCACTGCCTCTCCTTTCGTGCAGCATGATCGCGGTCATTACCAGTCCGCGAGCCGCAGTTTCGATGAAGGGGATTCCTTTTCGCGCCGCTTCCGTTCGCAGCCACGACAAGATTTCGTCAATGCGTTCCCGGCACAACGCCGGACCCCAAAGATCCATCATCTGCTGATGGGCCTTGCAGTCGCAGCCTTCGGTATCGAGCCACGAAAAGAACTTCGACAGGGATGTTCCCGGCCCGGACTTCGGAACTTTTCCGACTGCTCCATCGCGAAGGTAGGCGTGCTGGCCGTTGATGTCGAGCTTGCCTTCGTTCTTGAGGTGATAGATCGCAATGGAGTAGGTGACATGGTTCGGTGCCATTGCCTCGGCCTGGGCGTGGCAAAACACACAAGCGTCGTTGATGACTGCCGCCCTCTTCTCTCCGTCTGCAATCCTCGCCAGAGAGCTTGCCACTCGGCACGAATAAGAACCGTCTCTTTCAACTTCACGCCAAGCGCAGTTCATATTGCACCGCAATTCGTAACTACAGTTTGACCAGGAAAGTCACCGTTAAATTGTGGCGGATTGCAAGCACATTTAGGCCCACCTGGGAATGGTGCTGTGCAATCGTCGCTAGTGTTTGTCCATCCAGATCCGTTCCATGTCAAGGTGCATGTTCCGCAAACAGGAGGCTCGCCGCCTCCACCGCTACTGCTGGACGATGACGAGCTTGAGGAACTAGATGATGACTTTCCAGGAGGCGGTAGGGAGCTAGACGACTCCGATGGAGGCGGGCTGCTGGAGCTTGACGGGCTTGAGGAACTGGAGCTTGGGCTAGAACTGGAGGAGCTAGAAGAACTGGAGCTTGACGGGATTGAGGAACTGGAGCTTGAAGAACTAGACTCTGATGGTGGTGGAGGGGGCGTCTTGCAAGTGCAGCAAGTGACTTCAAAAACTGGGACGAACGATGCTGTGGCCCCAAGGTAAGTGCCTGGGTATCTCAGTCCCGGAGTAAACGTCTCGCATTCGTTGACTATGAACAGGGGCGATCCGTCCGACGATGGACCTGCGTAAACCATCACACGCCTCGACGCCTTCTTATCGCCGCAGCGAGTACCGAAAACGGTGTTGCCAAGGTGAACAGCCTTGTACCGCCTGCGAGTGATTGAGCATATTCCAGATGAAGAAGAACTGCTGTCAGAACTCATGTCGATAAGTCCTTGACCTTGCAGACGTATAGGTCACGCCACGATCCGTTCTCGAATCTCTGGACGATTCCGTCGTAGAGTCCATCTGTTCCTGGTGCGCTGGATGTCACCAGGACAACTTCCATCACCGAATACGCTCTCTGGATCGGCTTGGGTAGATCGAACTCGAATGGTTCAAACAGTTCGATGACTGTGTAGTCGCCCTTCTTCTTTGAGTCGTGGTAGTAGACTCGCGACAACTGCTCTCCAGGAACAAGATCAAACAGAAGTTGGGAGTAGGCTGATAGTCCAGGAAGGGAATTGGCGGTCGCCTTGCCGTAGATCGAGTACGAAAGATCGGTGGCTCGGTTGTTGATTTGCGTGGTGTTGTAGACTTGGCCGTCAAGGAGGACCGTGTACGTCGTATCGACAATGCTGACCTTCGTGCCGGGAATGGCTCCCGATGCCCCGCTGCTGAACTCTATCGCCTCTGGCTGTGCGTAGGAGGCCCAAGTAATCTTCGTGTGCAGAACCGGAGGAAAGACGACGCTCACCTTTTCTGGTGCGTTGCGTCCGTTGTACGGAACATCTGCCGTCCACTTGATAAGAGGCTCGTAGCTTGAGAGTAGTGCGCTCAATCCAGTCTGCGTGCCGTTGTGCGAAGCGAATCGGTACAGCCCCGTTGCGAGATCGTAGACTGGGAAATGGCCGCAGGCTTCAAGGGCTTGGCAGATCGATTGCCAGACGCTCACTCCGTCGAAGTTCAGATTTTCAGGAACGCTCACCGGAGTCCTTGCAAGCGTAGGGCATGTCGTTGAGTTTGCTTTCGCTGTCGCTGGGAGGAGCAACCATAGCGCGTTGAGTAGCTGCTGCCAAGTGAGTCCTGCGCTAACGTCGAAGGCAAACATCTTATCGTTCAAGAGCCAAGAGTTATCGACAAACGCATTCTCGCCGACATGCCTTGGGTCTTTGCACTGAACGTAGTAGGTTCGTGCTGGGTCAGGATTCGCCTGTGCCTCTTCGATCGCTTCAATCTTGGTGATCGTCCACCCATCGCTAGAGAACGTCGGTGCCCCGTCTTGGGCGACCGAAATTGTTACTGTCGCTGGTGCGGCTGGAAGCTGTTCGACGTACTGTTTGTCTACCAGGAGGTGTGCTGTCGCCGCCCTTCGTCCACGAAAATGCTCGATGCTGTTGACCTTGTTCCACCAGTTCAGTGCGTAGATCGATTCGCTGCGAGGGGCGTGCAGCAGATCCGGCGAGGTACACGGATACCCATTGATACTGAATTGCGTCGGCATCAGAGAATCACTGGGGCTAGGTTGTTATTGTACGGGAATTGATAGATATACTTCCACGCTGTTCGGTAGAGAGCATACCCCTGCCCCCACTTCTTCGGAGAAGTGTAGGCTACGGTTGTCAAATCTTCTAGGTAATTCCATCCAGATGCAAGAGGTGATGGAGGAGTTGGGTATCCGAGTAGGGATACGGCATATCCGCTGTGAACGATCTTCTGAATACTGTAATACGATAGGAGGCGAGGCTGAGGGTACTGGGTTGGGTAAACCCTCCACCGCTTGATCGGACCCGCTGTTCCGATCCTCTGAATCGTGTCCTGGTAGTCAACGACGTTCGAGTACGACGACACAAACTCGTTGTAAAATCCTGCTTGAAACGTCTTCTTCGAGCAGAACTCAGTGTCGTCCCCAGGTGCCCAATTCAAGTAGGTCAGCACGTTTCCTGTGAGGCTTGTCGAATGTGCCGACTGAAGGAACATCGAAGTAACGTCGCCGTCGTCTCGGTAGAATCCGATGTCCTGATAGTCAGTTGAATATGCCGCCTCCAGTGCCAGCATTTTCGTGTTGAGATCGTCTTGCTTCTGAAGGTTGGTGGTCAGTGTCGGGTTGGCCAGGAGTTCTCCGCGAACATGAACCTCGACTCTGGTGGTCATTCGCCTCCCGCGAGGGGATCTGCTTGGTCGGTAGTTGAAACTTGCGACCGTCACCGTGTTGTCGTCGTGCTGATAGCTGCCGACCTTGAAGTACATCAGTCTGCTCCAATACGGTCTAGCAAATCTTCGACTAGCCTGAGTCGCATGGTAAGGTTCGCCACTTGACCGGCAAGTCGTTCAATGATCGCGACTGAATGCTCGTTGAACTGCTCAAGCGAATCGCTCTGGTCTTCAGACTCCATGCCCTCTTGAGAAAGCTGCTGCCACTGGTTGAAGTCGGCCCCTGTCGCCTGCTCGATCGCCGATCCTTTGACGCCAGCCATTTGCTGGTTCAGCATGGAGAACGGAGTTGGCCCGATGTCAATCGGTGCCCCAGGCTGAGGAGGCCCTGAAGGTTCTTGTGGCCCCTCGTCTACCGGCTCCTCCTCCCCAATGATAAACGGCTCGTCCTGCGGCTCGGCCTGGACGCCCTGACCTTCCTCCAGGTCCAGTGGCATCGCCGTCGCTACCGCCTCAGTGACCGCCGCGATAGGCGTCTCAGGGAGGGGTTTCGGTCCCTCCAGTTCTGACGGCTTCAGAACCTCAAGAGGCTTTGAAAAGATCGTCGGAGTCGTGTCCCTTGTGGCGTCGGCCTCCATGCCTGACGCCTGTGGCTCCTTGCCTATTTTAACTGACAAATTGTCAGTAACTTGGTCAGTCGTGATTTCGGTGACGGCTTCCGAAAGTCTTTTGGACTGTTCTTTGTCTGCGGAAAGATCGACCTGAGAGGCGAAGGCGGAAAACGAAAGATCCGATTCCATTGTGTCGGGCGTCGTTACCTTCGCCTTTGGAATCTTGGGGATCGTAGCTTCGGTCGAGGTGAGCTTTTGGCCGATCGCGAACTTGGCGTCATTGGATAGAATCTTGAGCGCTTCGTTCGCGGCCTTCTTCACCTGGGCCGGTGTCATCTTCCGCTTAGGTGCTGCCATAATCCTAGCTAATGTTGGTTACGCTGAGTTCATTTCCTGACGCGCTGGCCTGTGCTTCGAGCATGAATTGGAGCGGCATTTCTCCGTGGCCCTTGGCCGTGGGAGGCTCCTGGGTGTTGAACATGAGAGGGAAGTCGAACTGAAGGGCTTCGTCCGAAACGCCTGTCCCAGTCTCCCATCGCAGCCGAACGTCGTCGGCGGCGTCGTAGAGGCTCTGTGCGGCTGACCATGCCCCGGTTGTGAACGGTGCCGTAATCATTGCCCGAATCCTGCGGCGAGTCTTGAACACGCAGTTGGGAGTCAGGCTGTTTCGCGTGCGTGCCTGGATTCCGGTGTCAATGAGGATGGAAGTCTCCATCGAGTTGTAGGCAGTCCCGTTGATTGAGAATCGATGCTGGCCGTGGGTGTATGGGGCGTAGTCCTCCCCGTCAAAGTGTGTCGGAATTGTTCCCGGCCACGACTTCGTGAGATCCTCTTCGCGTGCGATGATGCGAAGCTGGGTGTTTAGGATTTCTTCTTCGTCCCCTCCGTCCGCCGACTTCGACTGGAACAGGGCAGCGGCTACTACGCAGTTGCGGTAGTAGAATACGCCGTTGTCCCGATAGATCATCATGTCAAATAGCTTGATCGATTCCGAGATGGCAAAGACGTTGCTTGATTCGTCTGCTCCGAGAATCCTTGGTAGCCACTTGTCGAGTTCTGCCGGTCCAAGCTGCAAGCCGATCGGTCCCTGCGGGACGTAGCTTGCCTTGGTGGATCTTGAAGAATACTGGGAGCCTGATCCGGTAATCAGATTGCTTGACACCCGCTTGCGGACTGCCTTCACATCCTCGTACAGAAACGGATAGATTTCCGACGATGCGTTGAACGTCGGGTCTGCATCTGTGGTGTTGGTTCGCGGCATGACCAGCATGACCGCAAGGCTTCCGACTGCTGCACATCCAGTCATTGCGTCTCTCCTACAAAACTTCCCGTATCAGGGTGGTGACTTCCATTGCCGAAACGTCCAGCGACTTTCTCCATTCTCTGGGGAACCGCATTTGGCTCGGCTTAACTTTCGTGATGATTTCGCAAGAACCGTCCGTCATTATCCGCAAGTCATTGAGGTACTGCCTCACCAATATGCGGAACTGAGAGCGGTAGTTCAGGCTGTCTCTTTGGTGGGTTGATACGGGTATCACCCGTACAACTGTGCATTTGTATCGAACGTCTGTCTTGTTGGAAACTCCGATGCCGAAGTCTTCCTCGTTGACGATGACATGAATCCCCCTGCCAGGAGAGGATGCGCTGAATACATCCTCCGATCGGCGAACCTCGTCGGCTTTGATTCCGTCTGGCCAAGTGATCGTCTTGAGGATTTCGACGATACGGTTGGCGTGCGCTAGGTGCCGGTCGGTGGACCCCATCACTGGCCTCCCATCACATCCACGTTCGGCTCAAAGTCCTCAAACGTGTCAACATCGTAGCAGATCGCACTTTCGTTCTGGTTGGAATCTGCGGAATCAGCGGCGATTCCCCGGTCAAATTCCTGTGTGGCAAGCGCCCTGGCGGTTGGCAGAAGCTCCACCGCCTGTTCGTGGTTGATGCAGTATTTTTCCCATGACAAGGCTTCCAGGGCGGCAAGCATTGTGGTTGGGTCGAGGTCTGCTGGATCGCTTACGGTGTACCCCTTCCCGCTTGCGGTTGCCGTGAACGATGACGAAACCTTGACTTCGGTAGGAGATACGACTTCCGTGATGAACGTCTGGATGGCGAAGTCAACTCTCGCCTCGTCAAAGATTGTCCTCCCCTTGGGCAGAGTGGCGCTTGCGGAGATTCTAAGTATGCACCCGACATGATTCGCCTCAAACGCTGCCGTGGCAGAGGTGAATGTCTTGGTGCTGGTGGTGTACGCCCCGTCGGTGCCGGTCAGTTCATAAGTCTTGAACGGCCTGGGCCTGACGATCATCGCAATCTCAAAGCGAGTCGCCTGGGCTGGGACTGGGCTGAACTCGATCTCCTTTAGGCCCATGTAATTCTCGCTAGATCGCAGGGTGTATCTAAGCGTCTGCCCTGTGGTTCGTGCCAGCTTGCGATGGCGAACTGCATCGGATGGACTCATGTAAACCAGTGGCCTGTATGCGTCCTCGTCAATCACCGATCTGATTTCCCGGATCATGAACGGCAAGGCATAGCTCGCCTGCATCCAGGTGACGGCTTTGCTGGTGAAGTTCGCCGCTGGTGCCGTGGCTGAATGAATGAGCAACGTGGTATCTGTGAGCCTTGACGCAACTTTGTAACGCTGGTTGTCGTAGACCACCTCTCCGTACTGCGCGTCGGTCGGCCATGTGCCTGTGGCAATGGACATCACCATAGTTGAGGCGTCGTAAGATGCCGTATGGTAGGAGACGGCTTTGGTAGTGACTGCCGCCCGTCGATTGTAATGCCTCCATGTTGATCGACCCGCGAGTTCCGTGAGTGCGTCCTGCACTGCAATCTTCAGCATGTGAATTTCGCGAGTGCTTCCAGCCAAGCCTCTCTTGTCCCTGAGTCGCTGGACAATATCGGCATAGGTGAACAGGTCGCTCGTCATGTAGATCGCTAGAGGGTATGGTGGAACCTGGAGCGATGGGTATGTGCCCGCCCCGCTGCCGCCCCCTCCTCCGCCGCCACCCGATCCAGTCACCCAAGCCTCGTCGCCACGATCGCGGATTGCCTGGAGCGAATCGGTGGTTTCGTTGTACGCCGCCCCTGCCGTGGTCGCATTGATTTCTGCCCTGGTCGCCGAGTCTGCCGTCTTGCCAGCGATTGCCCCCAGCCATCGACTCATGTAGGTGATACCAGAGAATAGATTCGCCGTGATCCTTGACGTAAGTTGATTGACTCCGGTGAGAATCGAAGTCGCGGTTGACTGTAAGGCAATTCCCATATCCTGAACGAAAGTCGCCGCAAAGTGGGTCGAGTCGATAACGCCTGACTGTAGCTGGTGAACGTTCGAAGCAATATGATATGATGCGTTGACCTGGACTGTTCGATTCTCGTTGAGCGAAACAAGCCCGCGATTCGCATAGTTGGGAGGAAGCAGGTTTTCTATATCGTCCAGCGAATCGCTGGAAATATCTACCGTAGACGCAACGCCTCCAACGTTTCCTATTAGGTTGCCAGTGATGCTGCCGGTAATGTCGATAGTTGCAGAGGACGGCAGCACAACAGCGTTCGTCAACTGCGTAACGGTGGGGATCGTGACACCCGTTTGAGTAGGCTGGAGCAGCACCCGCCCGGATGAGTCTACTGATAGCGCCGCAAAGTTTGTCGGGAATGCCTGGACCAGAGAGTAGCCGGTCTTATCGTTGTTGGCAGCCACCGTCACGCCATCGGTGACGGCCTTGATTGTTGTCCCGCTGAGGTTGACCGTTGATGTTGGATTGGCGATCTTCGCCTGATCCGTGCCAGCGTAGCCGAAGGAAGACGACGCGCTGAATACCGCTTGAGCAGTCACTGGAATGCAACCGGACTTGTAAACGTTGATCCGTAGGCTGTCGCAATCCGTTTCGCTTTGCGTAGGCGTGTAGGAGTGAATGCCGTTGCTCACGTCAAGCGTCCCGCCACCAGCAGAAAAAGCTCCGCCATCCTTTGAGATTTCCACCGACGCGCCGGTAGTCTGCACGGCACCATCGCTAATTTGAACCACTGCCCCAACGGTGATCGGTCGCGGGGTTGCATTGTTTCGCGGGTACATTTAGCGGAGTCCTCCACCAATCAAAAATGGTCGCCGTGTTACCCAGGCTGCCCTAAATGATGGGCCTGCTGCAAACTTGAAAAATCCAGTGTCGTCTATCGGAAACAGGTCTGCGTTTCGCCCGCGAAGATACAGCCCCATAATTTCGTCGGGAGTATGGGTTACGTTATAGAGCCTGCAATCGCTGAGCCTTCCGAGATAAAAATTTGCAGCAGAAACGCGAGCATAAGCACCTAATGACACACGGTTCAGTGTCATTGTTCTTGCCACAGTGTCTGCCGTTTCAATGTCAAGCCGACCGTTGACGTAAATTCGCACCGATGACGTTGACTGGGAGACGTAAACGTGAGTCCAGATATTTGCATTGGTTGCAACGGATCCCTGGACTATGAGAGTACCAGTTCCGCCATCGGCTCGAACGACTAAGCGAATAGGTCGTCCAGCATTTTGAGACCCTATAATCCAGTAAGGGTTGTTTGAAGTTGAACTTGAAAGACCAAAAATTCCTCTGAATCCAGTTGTGGTGTCGTTGGTCTTGCACCAAAGAGACATAGATACTGTTTTATTTGCTGCCATCGCTCCTTCGACTTGAGTACCTATGATTGTTGCATAGTCGTTTGAGCCATCGAAATCGAGAGAGTACGAAGATCCATCGGCAACCCAGTCGGTCGCTGGGTCCATGTCGATGAGTCGCATCTGCAAGTCTTCACGCCAGACGTCTTTTACGCCCCAGCCAGAAGGGTCTTGCATCGAGAACGCTCGAACTAGCCCACGCGTTGTCACGATTGAGCAACCTGTCTTCGGATCGGTTGGACTCGGACCAAGTGATCGCCAGCAGTAGAGCTAAGCGCAGCACCTGTGGAGTGCGTGAAAAAAAGCGAAACTTTAGGAGGCAACCCAACTGGAGACCTGAAAGCAGATCGCAATAATAAACCTGAAAAGTGGTAAGTCCTCGCAGTAGCATCTGTGGCAATTTCCGTCAAAGCACCACAGATATAAGGTTTAACCAGGCTGCTCGAAATTGTTCTACCCGCATTCGCACCAGCAAAAACATCTGGCCAGCTTGTTCCATCGTAAGAGGCAACACCAAAAATCTGGATCGAGCGGTTGGCGGTAGGGGTGCCAGCCGTGGTGATCTTGCCGCTAATCAAAACATCCTCCCAGCCGTCGGTGGAAAGATCGATCAGTGCCGACTCTCTGCCCGCGAGGAGGTTCACGTCACTAGCCAAAGAGGCCAGCGTGATCGTCAGATCGAACGGAGTTCCGTAGATTAGTTTGATGTCGCCAGCAGCCATATCAGCCTCCTATTTCTTTTCTCGCATTGCGCACGAATCCCACGCCTATTTCCGGGAGTCCGTTCGCCTGCGGCCACGGCATCAGCTTCCATCCTAGCTCGTTGATTTCGCCTGCCACCTCTGGGGTTGCGTGCCCAAGCTCCACAAGGCTTTCGACCATCTGAACAAAGCCTGGATCATCTGGATCAATTTTTGCCAAGCGCCCACCGGAATCATCTACATAGCGAACTACGGTCAGACACAATGCCCGAACGTCGATTGGTATCGCTGCGTCCCACGCCATCAACTCCAACCGAGCGAGCAGCATCCTGCGGCTCAAGGCCACTTTCAGATCGCCCAAGTCAATAAGCATACGGACTGGGATCAGCTTTGCATTTATCGCGCTTGCTGCATCCTGGTCAGCCATTGAGGAGTATGCAGGGTCACGCAGTTCTTCTACAAGTTTCCGTAAATCCATCGCATCCTCTAGGCTATCTTCTGCTCGATTTCCTCAAGCCTGCCCTTCATGTAACCCACTTCCGAAGTGAGTTCGATGATTTCCCTGGTGGACTTCTTGTGTTCTTCAGCACATGAAGCGACTGCATCCTCAAGGCTTTTGATTTTCTTGCTGTTCTCTCCTTCGCGTACCTTCCACATGGCGGCAAGTGCGCTGGCAAGGATTCCTAGAACCCAGTTCATAAGTCCAGAATTGTCGCTGGGAGGAACAGGTAGATTTCCAGGCTGCATGATATTCCCTTCTGTAGCCATGTCGTAAACCCTCACGCAATCGCGTTGATTGCAGTGACAAGTTCGTTTGCCGCGCCTCGATTTCCCATTACTACCGCGAGTGCAGTTCGACAATTCTCGGTGATTGCTGCGCCAGTTTCGCAGCAATCGGCAATCGTGTCTGCCTCCTTGGCGTTTCCGATCGCAATGGTCAATGCCCTGCGGGTTGCTGCTGGAACAGTTGTTCCTGTCGTTCCTGCGTCAGCGATGTCGCAAATCTTATTTGCCGCTGCCCTGTTGCCAAGTCCAGTGGCGAATATGCGTCGTGTTCGTTTGCTGATTGGCATGGTGACTCCTAGTGAATCTTGTGGCTGTGCTTCTCAATAACCATTTCCCGCAACTCCCTTCGGCTTTTGTTCCGTAGGGATGGATCTGTCGCTTGGTACTTCGCGATGTTCCTTCGGATAATATCCTCGCCAAGTGGCTTGCAGTTCTTGGGAGCGAGAGGATCATCTTCGGGTGGTCGAGCAACGATCTCAGACAGCTTTCCGTTGCACTCATACCCTCGTGATTCGAGAAGCCTGCGAATGTACCCTCTCCCCTGCGCTCGGCTTACCCAAGCGGCGGGATCTCCCGGCCTCTGTGCGAGTCCAGGCATGTAAACGTCGTTGACGCCTGGGGTGAATCCCTGCTTCTTCGCAGCATCGACATACCGCTTCAGGTGCTTCTGGCTCTGGAACTGATCGTAGACTGTCCCGAACCCTGCAAAGAACGTGTCGTCGGTTGATAGAACCGGACCCGCCTGGGTCGCCACCATTTCAGCGAACTTGTGGGCAGTGCCCTCTCGCCGCATCTTGACGTAAAGAGCCAAGCATGGGATGCCGTAGCTTGTGACCCGATGTTCGTAAGACTTCAGCGAACTACGGCCGCACTCTGGAAACTCCTCGACCACCTCGCTCCAATCGGGAGGGATGATGAGAAGATCGATGTAGCCAGCCCAGTCCGGGTACTTAGCGACAATGGCTTCGTGAACGCATTCGTCCTCTTCGTCCTGAATCCAAGCTGCTGTCATGTTGAGAGCGCCTTCTTTATCATTTCGATGTTGAACCGCTCAACGTCTTGTGCGGTCTTCTGCTCAAACTCCTGTTGTTTCTGTCCGAGTTTGAGTTGTGCTTCCTGCTGTGCCATCATCAGTCGCATTTGCTGGTCTGCTGTCGGGTCGGCCTGCCCTTGCATCTGTGCCATCGCGGCGGCTCGTTGGGCCTCGCCTTGGAGCTTTGCAATCGTGGCTTCGTCCTTCTGCATGGCGAGCATCTGTTGCTGCTGCTGCATCTGCTGCTCTTCTGGGTCCGGCTCTGGTTTATCTGGAATCATGGCATCGTCCAGGTCGGCATCGTGATACTCGGCCCACTTCCGCATCAGTGCATTCATTGGCTCGTAGTCGCCAGAGCTTGCACCGTACTGCTGCATAACCGGCATCCAGATATTCATCGCCTGCTGGAAGTTTATTACATCCCGGTCGCGGTTCGGTCTGCGGATCGAGTTGGCTTCGATGGTGTACTCGTACTGGCGAGTGATCTTCTCGTCGCTCTGCCCTTCGATGAAGTCTTGCCAAAGTCTTGCACCAAGAGGTCCAAGCAATTCGTCAACGTCGGCACTGGTCACGAATGTCTTCGTGATGAACGCTTCGAGGGAGGCAAAGTCTGACTGCCACTTCACCACTTGCTTCTGCATGTACTCAGGACGAATGCCAATCGCTCTCTGCTTGGCGATGGTTTCCTCTGCCGTCCTGTTCTGCGTGCCGCCCTCGTTGCCACCGTAGGCCGTGGCCATCAAGCCGGTTCGCTTGTCGAACTGCATCGACACGAACTCAATGATTCTCAGGAGGTCGCCGCGAGTCTCAGGCTGCTGAAGAATCTGAAGGGACTTGCGAACATCGTCCACCCCAGGAGGAACTGCAAGTATCGACTGGTCCTCTCCCTTCAGGATCGTTTCTCGGTAGTCGTCTAGGTACTGCCTTGGAACTGCCCAGAAGTCTCTCGAAGAACTCCACACCCGATTGCACAGCCAGGGGATCAGGAAGTTCAGGAGCTTCAGTTCCCCCATTGCAGGCTGGAGTGGAGGCATTGGCCAAGGCGAGGTTGGGTCTGGGTAGAAGTCGATGACTTCCATTGGCCAGCGACTATCCTTCCATGACTGGATTGGCCAAGAGAACGCTTGCTGAACTTCTTCGTTCGTCATGCCGTCCCGAAGTCGATCGGACGGACAGTTCAGAGGCCAGGGAACGCTATCGCAGATTGCAATGTAGGCGTACTGGCCTACGATTTCCTCAAGCTGCTGCTGGATTCCGTCAACCATTCCGCAGTTTCGGCAACCCGCACCCATCTTGGAAAGGATCTCGTACCAGACAACTAGGTCGCGTCCCTTTCCAGCCTTGCGGTCGGCGGTCCCTCTGCCACTGACGGCAAACGCTTCAGAGTATCGCCATAGACTTTCGAGGGTAGCCTTTTCCTTGAGAGTATCCTTCGGCAACTGGAATCGTCGCTCGACTTCCCAGTAAGGGTCAACATGGCGGATCGCAATCCACTTCGCGTCGTCAAGGCTCTTTGCGTCTGGGTCAATCAGCAAATCTTCTGGGTCGAGATTAAATCCCCCGGTGATAACTTTGTTGCTTCCTGGGGTAATGTACGGCCTTGCCACTATGATTCCACGCCCCTTGATTAGAGCGTTGGTTGTGGCTTTTTCGCACTGCCGAACCAGCCCACCTCCGGGAATCTCCCGAACGGTGTAGTTCAGCCATGTCTGCATCAGTTGTGCAGTGACTCGATCGGTTGACTCAAAGGAATCCTGCTGCTCTTGAAGCTGCTGATAGAACTGAAGCATGTTCGGGTCAGAGACGAGATCGTCCAGATCGAATCGCTGCTTCTTTCTCGGCACCACATTTCGGAAAGGGTTTTCCCACAACAGAGAGGGCCCGAAGATGGCAACAAGTTCAAACGCCTTGTTGACCGTGATGCGAAACTTGGGAGCCTTGACACCTTTCCAGAATTTCTTCGAGTAGTCGTCGCTCCACATGGCAGCGGCAGACTTCCCGTAAAACATCAGGCATTCGTCGGAGACTTCTTTCCAGTCTTTGCGTGCTGCTTCTGCGCAGTCTAGCTTCGCCAGCCAAGCGGTGTGCATGGGCCGGAAGAACTCGGACTCGATAACCGAGTAATCCATCGTGCTTTACCTATGCTTTGACTGGCTCTTTCAGCGTTTGACTGAGCGTCTGGATCTGTTGCTGGACAGCCTCCATGCGGGCACTCAACTGTTTGAGGTGGTAGTCGTAATGCTCTTTGGGAACCTTCGAGAACTTCGGGTAATCCCAGCATCCGTTGGTCATTGTCTCGGCATTGCTTGGCTTTGCGTGAGACTGATGTTCGTGAAAGTACACGCCGGTCTTGTGGATCGGCATTGCGTTTGGACGGAAGACGATCAGCGAAACCTTGCCTGAGTCTTGAATCTTCGTGACGATTGCCGCATGTTCTCGTTCGGGATCATCCTTCTTGCCGTTGCTATACCAAGCGACGGAAGATCCTACTGGAGGGGTTGGGAGAGGATTCTTTGCCGTCTCCTTGTACCCTTCAAGTTGAAGTCGGTAGGGTTGCAGATGACTTTCATCGAGTGGCATCGTCGAATGCTCCGGGTCCAAGGTGAACAAACTCTGAGTCTCCTGCCGATAGTTTCTTCAGGAGTCCCATCGCCTTCTGGTAAATACCGCTTCCGTTTGCGCGGTTCAGTGACGGATCTATGTATGCTGCGCCTTGCATCATCAGGGGATACAGGTAAGCACAGCCGTATTCTAGTGCGGCCATGCAGTCGTGTGTCCTGGGATTGCTCGGCTGATCTAGGATAACCTCTCCGTCTGCCTGCTCCATGACTTTCTTCCGGTACGTCGTAAATTCTTTTCGAGTTTCCGGGCACTGACTCTCGACAAGAATCAGCATGGGGCATTGCGAGTCCGGTTGAATTGAAAGCATATCACGAACGATGCGGTAGCGTTGCGATGGAACATTGCAACCTGGGATAAATCCATGCCCAGACGATCGTGCATATAATTTCACCTTCTTAAATTCTTTTTCATACGCTTGAAAAGTCGTATCATCTCGTCCGATTGTTGTCATTCTTCCCGCCATCTGGTCCATGATGAACGCCTCGTATGTTTCACCAGAACACTTTCTTGCAAGCTCCTCTGCAAGCATTCGGGCAGAGAACTTCTTGACCACCAGTTCCCATTCGACAATGGCCATCGATCCGTAGTAGACGCGAGCGTCTTCTTGGGGAGGGATCACGAAACTTAAAACCGCAGTCCTCGTATTCGATGGGTCGATCGCAAGGTATCTGGTCCACGTTCTGGGAAACTTCCCCGATGTCTTCCATAGGTCGTAAACCTTCGCGAATGTCGGCGTAAACTTGTCGGTCTTCGTGTCTTTCGACTGAATGAAATGCGAGTCCACATGGATCGAGTACATCGCATAGGTGTCGGTCATTAGGTCGCCGTAGTTTCGCCTTGCGATTTCGTCGGCGCTATCCATTCGGCCAAGGGATTCCCGCTTCCCCTTTTCCGTGATGAACGGGTTCTCGGTCATGGCCAAACGGAAGGATCTGATTTGAGGCTCGTCCTCTTCGACAGCAGCGTCGGCACGATCGAGCAACTTCACCAGTGCATCGTTCTGATTGTGCGGCCACACCGACCAAATGAACCACCCCTCTTCGTCAGTGAGTCGGTCTTGCCATTCCTTCAGGTGCTTGGGGTATCTGATGTCTTCGTCGATCCATATCCCGCTGATTGCATCCCCCTGCTTTGGATGCAGAGCGCTCGAAGGGTACGCACAGATTCTCGCCCCGTTGGTAAGCTCCACCTGAGAGAAGATGTTCTGCCTCTTGTCCTCCCATGCCCAGGAATCTTTGACGATCATTCGTTCCGGGATGACTGGATCTGTAAGCTGGGAATCCTTGTATCGGTCCTGGTCTTTTGGGTCTGCTCGATTGTATGTTCGCCACTGCCCTGTCACTTCGTCCCGTATGCAACGGAACTGGCCCCCCATTCCTGGCTCGAAGAGAAGCCGGTGAATGGTTTGCCCGATATGGTCAGTCTCCCATCCGATGATCCAGTAAATCCGAGGGTGCTTGTGCGATGCGACCGGCCAGCGTGAATCGATTGGCTTGCCGTCAATGCCAATGATCGGGTTTCCGGTAACGCGAGATCCGAATACCGCTGCCGCCGCGACCGACTTTCCTGAACGCTTACCACCACGGATGATAAGCTCAGTGCATGGAGATCGATGAACTTCTTCTTGCTGAGG